GGGATTATTTATAATTTCTTCTAAATCACTTTGAGTAAGATGTGGGAATTGTTTTGCTAATTCATTTATTGGTATATACTTAACTTCACCAACATAATATATATCATCAAAATAAGGTGAATCAGTGTAAGAATATACTAAGTTAGCAGGATCAACGTAATCTATAGTAACACCTTCAGAAGTTGTAAAATTAGTTTTTACAGCGCCAATACCAAGTACTGTTAAATCGTAATAAAATCTTTTTTTAATTAATTCATAATTATTTCCTTCAAACAATACTTTTAAAGCTTGCTCTTCAGCCAACTCTACAGATTGCTTATAATTTAACTGCATGTGTAATCCTAACTCTTCTTCTGTATCTGGTAATTCTTCAACGTTGTTTTCGTAAAGATTTATATTTAAATTAGATTTAACAGCTTCATTAAAAGTTCTAGTCTTCATGTCTCTTAATATAGACTCCATGTATTCTGTACGTTTTTGAACACCAAAAGGATCTTGCGAAAAAGCTTTTATATCATAAGTTCTCTCAGCAATACCATTAACTACTATATCTACAAATTTAGGTATAATTGGAACAGGTGTCCAATCTAAATTAAGATAGGACAAATCACCGTTTATAGATAACTCATCCTTGTACTTTTGTATTGATTGTTCACCTCTAGCGTACAATCTTAATTTATGAAAATTATTTTGATTGTCTTTAAATCTTTTTAAATTTCTATCATTATTAAACCATTCTGTTTCGATAGCTTTTGCTACTTTTAAACCATAATCATAACTAATCTTTTCAGCATCACTTACGACTTGACTTGGAAAATAACTTTTAATGCCAGACTCTGCCATATGTATTATTTTATTATTTTAGACATACCTCCAGTATTTTTATACTTTGATATGTTTATGTTTAACTTAGGTTTTTCTACTTTTGCATTTGGAGCATATAAATGTCTATTATTAGCCATTATAGCCAACCCACTACTTATTGTCGCGTCAAATTTTGTTCGTTTATTTATATCAAACCTAGCCCAATCATTTAATAGAGCATTAAAATATAAACTACCAAACGTACCATCTTGTTTCATACCTACATGATCTTGTATATACATTTCAATTGCTGCTGCGTGAGCTTGTTTTATATCTTCACTTGTATTCGGTATTCCACCAACTTCTTTTTCTGCAACGGATAATTTATTCCATATTTTATCCGGTCTGTTCATACTAAATCCTCTATAACCTCTTCTTCTAAGATAATAAAGTAATCTAGGTTTGTTATTTTCCGCAAGTATTGGCATCCCATAAAATACTAATGCCATTAAAACATCTTCAAAAAATATTTCTGCCGTAGGTGGTCTTGATAAGTATTCTAAAAAGAAACTATTTGCAGGAGCGTCCTCCATACTAAACCTGGTTAAGCCGTGTAATGCTCCTTTAGAACCTTCTCCATCTACGGTTCCTGATATATCATAAGAGTCGCAACCAAACGCTCCCATGTGTTCATTACCAGGATATCTCACACCATTTTTTAATATAACTCTATTTTGTAATTGTTGAGGTGGTACCCAACTAACTTTAAAACGTCCTTTTTGATCTGGATAAAAAATGACTTGAGTATCTTTTATACCATTAACCCATTGAAAGTTACCAACTGTAATACCAAGTGTTCTAGACATTTCTTCGTTATAATCTATTTGTTCGTATATTTTAACCAAGTTAAATATACTACCTTTTGCTTCGTCCCTAAAAGCGTGCTCTTCTGTTCTTGGAAACTGACGATAAAACTCGTTTAAAGCATCTTGGTCACTCTTTAGACCATCAGCTTCATTTTGCCAGTGATCTATAACACCTACATCTATTAATTCATTGTCTGGTGCGAAGACATCGATATCAGGAGTAGTAAAGACTGGAACTCCAAACTCGTCAATAAATCCTTCGTAGTTCCATTCCATTGGGATAAACAAAGAGTATAAACCAGACTTTGTCTGACCGTTTCTATTTCTTTTTGTGACATCTGACGCGCTGTATAATTTTTTGAAGTTTTCTCCACCTTTATCTAATGCATTTGAAGTTGAGCCCATCATACATTTACCAACTATTCTACTACCTAATCGTAAACATGTTTTTGTAACTCGCCAGTTATTTAAAATATTATCGGGTCTTTCCCATTTACCACTTTCATCATGTACTAGTAGATTAAGTTTTTCACCATCATAACTATTATCACCAGTATTTTTCCAATCAATAGTTGTATCTAATCCTTCTAATTCTTCTAACTTTTCGTTAGCAGTTATTTTTTTACGAGTAAACTTACTAGCTGGTACTCTGTATGCTAATTCTGTTTTTGGCCGATCCATACCATCTTGTATCGGTTTAAAAAAGAATGGATAGTTTATGCTTATCGGAACTACTTTATCAGTAAACATTTTTTTAGCATCTGAACCTGTTTTAGATAAAATACCATATCTACTATCGCTTGCGAGAGTAGCTAAGTTAACTGTCTCAGCGCTTGACATAAAAGAAAAACCAGAACGTCTATTTTTAAGGTAACACATACCATAGCATCTTTTGTCTGCTTTGCAAGCTTCCCAAAATATATAGAACAATCTATTTGCTTCTCTAAAATCTGGAGCGCCTACGTCTATTTTACTCCATTGAAGATACATATAATGCGTACCTGTTAAATAAGTTGGTTTATTATTGTTTACAAACCAAAAACCCTCATCTCTTCTTCTAAACTCCTCGTCTATATAATCATACCACTGTTCTTTATTTTCGTCTGGATAGTTTCTCCAATCAAATATATTTTTAAGACGGTCTAATTCTTTTGGTGGTTCTATTTTTGACCATTTGTTCTTTTGCAATTTATATACTTGCACGGGCACAGATGGTAAAGCAATTTTAAGATTTTGGATTTCATATATTTCACCTATTTTACCTGTTTTAGATATTACAATAATATCGTGTTCTTTGTTATATCCATATTTCCATTTTTTACCACGATTCATTCTAGTAATCGTAGTTTTTTTAATGGGTTCTATTATTTTAACTAAACTTTGCTTGTACATTATTTAGATCTACCTTCTGCGAATCCTTTAAAGACTTTTTCCTCTTTCTTTTCAGGTGTTTTTCCCTCAAGCAGGTTTTCTTCTTCTTGGATTCTGTTAAGTATTTCAAATGCGTCAAATATAGCTAGTTTTTTAGTAGCTGCGGCATTTTTTAATCTATCAGCTGATATGTCATCATCAGAATCTACAATAGGTTCTTTAGCTACTTTGATTAATTCATCAACTGCTCTTTGCCCAGCTTGGATTATATTCTTCTTCGTCTCCTTGATATTCATATTTGATTGTAATTAAATTTGATAAAACTCTATATAATCTTTCTCCATCTACAATAAACTCTACTTGAGTTTTTGGCCTATAACCTATTAAATCTCCAACCTTAACAGTGCCATCAGAATACTTAATAATACCTTGTAAAGGTTTTTCTAAATCTATATTTAGTGGGTTTGTAGCTTTTAAAGGTTTTATAAAACAGTAACCTTTTGGAGCTTTCCAACCATTATTTCTTTTATACAAAAAGATTTGATCTTGATTTATAAAATAAGTAGATTCATTAAAAAAACTTTTACTATTTTTTTCTTCACCTCTAATATTATGCCATCTTCTAAAAATATTATGATGTACTATAACTGTGTCTCCAGCTTTTATATCTGTTTGACCAACTATAGGTGTTGATATAACAATAGCTTCTTTGTTTACGTATTGATGATTAAAAATTTCAGTATTAAGTATTAATTCTGAATCACCAACTTTTTTTTTATTATTGTATCTTTCTCCTTTTGGTGTTACAACAAAATTATAAATACTTTTCATTTGATTTAAATGTATTACGGTTTATAACGTGGTCTCTATAGTTTATTAATATTTCTTCTTTTGCTTTTATTTCTTTTTCAGCAATCATTATAATATCATTGTTTTCTAAATAATAAAACATAGCGTTATTATCATTTGAATGATTAGTATATCTACCTAATATTGTTTTATATTTATTATCAATACTTCCAATACCTACAATATCACCTTTTTTTAGTTTTTTTAAAGCAAAAACACCAATACCATTTATTATAGACTTATCTTTATAATAAGTATCTGTTTCAAATTCTAAAACATTACCATAGTTAGTTATGATATCTAATTGTTCTTGAGTTATACCAAGATCATTTAGCATAGATATATAACCACTCACTAATACTCAAGATTATATTCTATAGATACAGCCATGTTTTTGTTAAAGTCTTTCCAAGGTAATACATCATTTTTCTTTTTAATATAAATAGAAAACTTATCTTCTTCTTCTATTATATCACAAATAGTATGACCTCCATAAACTTCTTGACCAACAGAATAGTGCATAGCGTCGTTTTTGTAGTCCTTACCTACACTAATCTTTCTTATCAGCTTCGCCATTTTCTGTATAATTTATAGTACCATCTTGAATATTAACGTCAAACGTACCGTATTCACTTTTGAATTCATTTTGTAAAACAACTAATTCATCTCTAGAACCGGCTATGCTGTGTAGTAGTTCGTGTTTTTTAACCTCCATAGAACCTATTTCTAATTGAGCTCTATTTATATTATTTACTGTATTTTGAACTTTTTCTAACTGTTCGTCAGTAATTTTTTCAGGTTTAATACCTTTTAGTTCTTTAATTTTTTTACTTGTACCTTTTACTTTACTTGTTGCCATTTTATTTAATTTAATTATTATTTATTTTATACTGTTGCTGATAATATTAGCTGTATAGGACTAACATTGTATAATATATCGTCATCTGCTATAGCGTCAATATTAGCTTTTGTTAAAGTTATTTGAGTATCACTATCAACAGTTTTAATTGTACCAAGAACAGCGTTGTCTGCAGCGTGAACTACATCACCAGGAGCAAACACTTTATCAGCGTGTACTGTATCAATAGTTATTACTGTTTGTGTTCCAGCTGCAAAATTTGATTCATTAACATCAATAGTATTTCTAAAATCTACAGCTTCTTTAGCTATTGCAGCAACGTATAAATCACCACTAACAGGTATATTTAATCCGTTTTTAGTTGCTATGTTCAAGAAATTTAAATCATTATCGTTATAATCACCAGCGGCTATCGCTACAGATCCTACTAAATTATTAAACCACCCTCCATTACTAGCACCAACAGCAGCGCCTTCAGTACCTAATGAAGCAGGTGCAGTATCTACACTAACGTTTACACCGTCATCTAATGTCGGTATATGACTTGTAGCGAAAAACAACTCCATAGCTACACCTGTTTGCGCAGCACCATTTGTTCCTCTTACTATAGCTGAAACACCATCAATCATACTACCATTAAAATTTTC